GAAAGATAGCCCAGCGACATTAGCAAAACTGGCAGCCTTTCCGAGATTGCTAGAAAGCTCGGCTACGGTTGTCTTACCAGCTTTCATCCCAAGGAATAGGGCATCAGATACTTGAACGGCATCATCAGCCTTAAGACCATAGGCGTTTATGATGTTTGTTAAGCCATCTATAGCAACGTCAAGGGTTGTCACTCCCCCTGCTGCGAGCTTATTGGCTGTGGCCATCAATTTAATGGCTGTCGTAGCGTCAACAGCCCCAGAGGATATAGCGTTATAGTATCCTTTTGCCAGTTCTTGCTGAGAGGCTCCGTAGGTAGCTTGTAAGGAAAGGATCTCCTTAGTCAACCTTTGAGTAGCCCCTGCCTGATCTCCAAGCAAAGTAGAGATCTCGGCTACACTTGATTCTAGCTTTATAGCATTATTAACAGTAGATCCAAAAACAGATTGCAAAGCCCTTGCAGCTTTACCAACTAGTTCAAAGGCTTGATTGAGGCCTATTACGCTGGCAGTTAGTCCTTTTAATTGAGCTTGAGCCTTTCTCGTATCCACTTCAACAGGCAAGGATATTACATCTGCCATTATCTACCCCTTTTTTGTGCTGCCTTTTTTCGCTCTTCCTCTGCGATCTGGTCAAGTTTCACGGAGATCGCTACAAAAATCTTACTCTTAATATAGGGCAAACTATCGAACTGGCTGACGACTCCTATCTTTTTTAGCCTCTGTCTTTCGATATACTCTAAAACAAAAGGAGTCATCTCATGCTCTACTTGGTCATTCCAATGGATGCCACGAACAGCCCTATTTACCAGTTCTATTATTTTTTTTCAGCGTCACCCATCCCAACCAAAGCCTTAATTGCGCATTCCATCATAACACTTTGGCAAGCAACATCATCTACCAGGTCGTCAAATGACTTATAACTTTTGCCATCTTTTTTAAGATCCACTTTTTTATAAAAATCTTTAGAAGCTTTTAAAAGTTTTATAATGACCTTTTGATTAGCTAGCCCTTCCTTGGCATTCTTGCCTTTTGCTAGTTGGAAAATATCGAGGCCCATGTCATCCATAAGCTCAAGTCGTTCGATATTGTTAGCGACCTTCATTGTCACTTCGCCTTCGTATCCTTCAAAATTTAGTTTGATGTCCATCTTGAATATCCTTTCTTACGTAAAAAATTAAACAAAACTTAGATAGATCTCGCCTAAAGAGTCTTTAACATATGGCTTGATCTCAACAGAGATTCTCGCAATCCCATCTTCATCAACTATTTCAAGGTTTGAGATTGTAGCATCAGGGGCATAAATACAACCTGACTTGCCAGCGTCCCAGTTCACGCCGTCTGCTTTTGTTCCAAAGTTATAAAGAAAACGAACTGTATCGCCTCTTCGGAATGATGCAAACTTAGAAACATCATGCTGATTGATGATCGCTGTATAAGATATGGTGTTATCCCTTCCAGTCACCATAGAACCAATAACCCCAGACTCAGCACAAATAGAATTGATGTTCGCCTTTGTGTTGGCAATGCTGATACTGAGGGTTGAAGGGTTTACACAAGCAAAGCTCGTATCTGTTGACAAGAAAACCTCTTGATTCTTTGCAGAAATAGGAGCGGTTTCATCAAAATCAGGAGTATGAGGAGCTGACCAAACAAGAGCTGAGTCAGATGTGTAAGTTAAAGCTGCGGTATCATCAGCAGCAGCACTGAAACCAATCTTTGCAGCGATTGTGTTTGCTGCATTAGTCCCTGTATTCCACAAAAGAGAAAACAAAGAGCCATCGCTAGCTATTGTGAACTTGCCTGTTGTGTTGCTGTAGCTACAAGTTAAAGTGTCTACTGTTGCCGCAGATTGTAAAGCCGTTTGAATAGCCAAGGCCAATGCTTCTGGATCTGGATATGTAGCCACTGGGACAGTAGCAGCTCCGGTCACACTTCCAGTCTCAACAAAGTCGATTTTGTTTGTGCTGGCAGTGATTGTGATCGGGTTGTTATAAAGAGAGATCCCTTCAAAAGAGAAGGATCCATTGATAAGCTGTCCGGCATCTGCTGTCAGATCGTAGCCAGTAACCCTTGCCCCTGTTATAACTTGATGAAGACCTCCGTTACCTCGATACATGTGAAGACTCAAAGTATCATGCCCAGTATCAACCGGAACATATGTAACAGCCTTACCAAGATTAACCCCTGCTGATGGAGCTGAGCTTAAAGCAAAGCCCAGGGTAAGAGCGTCAGTAGCAACACTTTCGATAGGCCGGATTGAATAGCCATTGGTGCCATCTTTCACGAGTAAAGCTTGCCCACGTTGAAAGTTAACCCCTTCCCCAGAGTCGACATTGATAACGGTAGTTGTTGATCCGGCAACGGTATCATACTCGGTTGATGCCACTACTTCAGAACCAAACAAAGATTTAAGAGCTGGCCCAGCGTTTGGCGCTATCCCCTCCGATCCTGGCTTCAAGTAAGAGCTAAAGCTCATTGTTGGAGCTGATAGCCCTGTTATTGGCTTTGCAACACCGATTGAGCCTGTCAGCTCGGCATTTTCCAAAGTCTCCCTGTTTTCTGCTAAAGTAGCATCGTCTTGAAGCTTGATGTAATCACTAGAAGAGGCTGGCTCTGCAATAACCCCTTCGCTTGTTTCAGCCTTAACACCTAAGACTGAATTTCTAGAAATAATGTACGCCATAAGAAACCTCTTTATTCAAAATATTCGACCAAAATTGACGACACAACAGTAATTGCCTTGCCGTCTTCTGTATCCAAATACTCAAGCCCAGTGTCATCCGAGTATAAAGCCCCAGAGATCTGAACCCCTCCCAAAGAATGGATTGCTTGTAGGCTTTTCCAAACTTTAAAAGCATCCTCCATAATAGACTTTTCGATAGTGGCCCTACCCGTAGGATCGTTATCGTTTGCCGTATAGAGATTCGTAAGGGTAAGTTCAAAGGTTCTTTCACTTGAAAGCTCAGCACAAGTTATATTCCTCTGTGTATTTACCCCAGACTTAATAGCTAATGAGTATCCTTTTATTATAGATAGAATGTCATTATTTGTCACATCATAAGCATCAGCCATTCTTATATAGGCTGGCAATTGCGTTTGTATGAGAGTAATAAGCCCATCATATATGCTAGATAAATTAGCCATTATCGATCCATTAATTTAATTGTTTTGGCAGCTTCAACCCTGGAAAGCACGCCATCCTTATTTTTATCAACCCCGAAAAGGTCGCTATTCATAGCATCGTCATAGTCTTTTTTAGCCTGATTCATGTTTTCAGCGTAGGCCTGACCTAATGCCGAAAAGATGAGCTGAGCTGTCTTGTGAACGCATGCTGTTTGGTATCTTTTTGTATCGAAAATCTGATCTTTTGATATAACTAAAGACCTTCTCTTCAGATCGTCAATCAAAACATTAGAGGCGTTTATCTCCTGAGAGATCCAATTTGTTTTCCCTGCTGCAAATCTCGTCAAAAGACCACTGTTGTTTAGCATTGGATAGTAAGTGTAAAGCAAAGTATCGTCGCAAAACTTGTGGCCGATGTAGTTGATAACAAGAGCGCTATCAGTATCAGCGTCAAAGCCTATTCTCATCCAATAGACGTTATAAACTTTTGTTCCCACAAGCTCAGGGATATCCCAGCTCTCGGCTTCCATTTCCCAGCCATAATCTCGATCGATATCGAAATAGATATTTCCAGATACGGCAAGGGATCTCGTCCCATTGTTAGTCATGTCGATAATGTCACCGACAGACCTCCAGGCATTGTTCCACCAAACGTCAATGCTTAGTGTCCCATCCTTATCATTTGCGGTTGCTATATCAATATATTTGTGATTAAAGGGCAAATACGAGCTAACATACATATAGCTTTTCGCATCCCATGCGCCTGTTTTGGTGTGTGGGTTGCACCATTCTATTGTGCGATCAACAAGAGTCCCATCGTCATTAATAAAAAAACGCTCAAACATAATAAATCCTATTAATAGAGTTCCTCATAGTCGATAGAGCAAACAACTGAATCAGTACCAGTTAAGCACCAAGCTGCGACTGTGACAATATCGTTTGTATGATCATATTCAGAGCCAAGAGCAAAGCGGTTTTCAAAGGCCGAAAAAGGCGCTCTGTTTTCTGCTGAGGTATAAAACGAAGTTAGATGCGTACCGCCTGTGATTGCTGTTGCTGAAACATCCTTTTGAGCAATGCCGTCAACATCCTGAAAATTAGCTCCTGTCAATGTTGGATTGTATACCAAAACAAATAAGTGATCTCTTTTCCCAAGAGTTAAAGGCCCAACGTTTGTTATGCGGATATTAGCTTTTTGAGAAAATGAATCTTTAAGACGTAATGAGATAATTGGCCTTAATTGAGCATTTGTTGTTGCGACACCAGTTATGCCATTGTTAATTGTTTTTGGTATTGCATCAGTAGCAACACCGCCTTCAGCGATTGCGCAAGAACAGATTTGTCTAAAGTCATTTTGTGGTGAACTAGCGCCAACATTTTCCACTTCATATTTTATAGGTAGCAATGGAGTAGTCATGTACACCACAGATAAAGTATTATCATGCCTTATCTCATGAACGTATTCAATTGAGCCATTGATATCAAAACCAAACCTCACACGACCAACACCAAGCCATTGCAAATCTATTATAAAAATATGTGTCTTTGTATTATCAAATTCCGGATATGTATTTAAATTCCATTCGCTTTGACTGTAATGGTGTTCGACGATTGAACCGCTCGTGTATGTTCTTTTTGTGACACCAATCACGCCGTCTCTTTGCTCAAAAAACAAACCGTTTTCGCCGTTGAATAATCCAATTCTTTGGCGTGAATTAATAGCACCAACACCCATCACACCAGTACACATGATTAACATTGATGTGCCTGGGATATATTGCATTAGTTTTTTTGTGCGTCTTGTGGCTCTATCTCCAGAATCACCAGATACACTTAGATTATGAGACGATTGATTTTGTATATAAGCGATTGATCCTGATCCTGCTGTATTTTCGCTCCAGAGTATATCCTTTTCGTCTGTAGTTTCGTGAGAATCAAAAATAACGTTTGGGTTTGATACTCTTAAACGACTGAATGCGTCTAAGTTCGGCCCGTCTGCGATAGCTATGCGGCTAGGATTTCCATCAATGCCAATTTCATCGCCGTTTGAATCGTATTGAGTGACTTTAAGATTGCCGCCATTTATTACATCAAGGTTTATTACTTTACCTGTGTGATCAATATAAACGGTATTTGGATCAAGGCTAGACATCAATCACCTCAAAGCTTACAAGGTTTCCAAAATCAGCCTCCACTGCATTAGGAAGCTGAATCTTATAACGCTGATTACCTATTTTAAGCTCCCAGTAGTTACCTTCTGATTGAACATAGACATAAGAATCAAACCAACCTGTAGAGTCAGTGGTTCCTAAAAGCTCCCAATCGTAAACATGAAGTATGTTGTCGTTAATAAAACCCTCGAAAGGTCTTATATAGACAGGTCTTGAAGCATCAGGGCCATCCTTGTCGTAAAGCACCACATCAAAGTTACAAAGGGTTAGATTTGGATCACGTGGAGATTCGTTATAACTATACCTTATCTCTGAAATGATTGGGCTAGTTTTGCCATCATCACTATGTAAAAAGGTCGTCGGATATAAAGCACCACGTGCTTCAACTATGTTCTCAGCATCTGAATCTATTTCACTATCTAAACTTGACTCGGCATAAGTGCCATTTGAATCTGCAGCACTACCACCAGTCACATAACGGTTTGTGCCACTCGTGTAAATGATGTGTTTAACAAGGGCTGAACCTGTAACAGTCTTAGTTGTTGAAAAACTAAAAAGCTGAGAAGCATTGACCGAGGAAACAGGTCTGATAGTTGGATTATTAGTTGGATAAATCTGAGATGTATATTCAATATCGATTGTATCACAGTTATTTTGTGATGAAACAGAATCAGGAAACACCACACCAACTTTAAATTCATTGGTTCCATTTGGAAATGGAAAATAAATCAAGTAAGCCAAAAGGTCTTCCGCTGTATTTGATTGAGCATAAGTCTTATCAGATAATGCCCAAGTTGCACCATCCCACCAATAGAAAAACCCTAAAGCACTACCAAAGCAATACATAGTCCCTGCTGTATCTATAACAGTAAAATCATCAATTGACTGAAGGGTAGCATCATCAGAACCTGCACTACTATATGTTGGTGACTCAACAAAAGTTTCTAAGTATAAATACTCTTGTAGTGCATATCCTGGTGTATAATTAGAAGTATGTTGTACTGCATCATACATAACCAAATCTTCGATATAAAAGTCCGAAGGACTAACCTTTGCATGATCAGTTCCAACAAAGATTGAATTTTTACTTGCCCTGGTTCCGGTCATTGTTCCAGTTGTTCCAGTTTTTATGCCATTAATAAATAAATTTGTTTCACCATTTGTTAAATCCCAGTTAGCCTCTATCTCATAGGTTGTGCC